CTGGCCCAGGATCAGAAGAAGGTCCTCAAGACCAAGTCCGGCAAGTCGGGCACGTTCACCGGTTCGCCTTCGGGCACGAACGAGACCTTCGAGTAGGAGGAGAGCCGATATGGCCAAGAGTGGAAACAAGATCGCACGCGGCGGGACAGCTGGTACCAAGGGCGGCAAGCTGGCTCCGTCGGCCACGCCCGGAACCAAGACGCGAGGTACGAACACCGGCGGAGGTGCCTCGGGTGGCTCGGTGGTGAAGTCCGGGCGCGGTTCGTCCGTCCGCGTCAAGAAGATTCCAGGAGCGTAACCATGGCCCGCAAGCAGCCTGGCGGACGCGCCGGTGACGGACAAGTCGTCCGCAATACCTCCAAGCCGGTACCGCCCAAGGGCAAGATCCGCCGCGAGAACAAGTCGCGCTGATGCCCCCGTCAACGACGCGCGCGCTACCGGGCGTTTCGATGGGTTCCTAGCGAAGCAGGATCGGATAGCGTAGACTCCAGGTCGTAGTCATCCAGCCCCAAGAAGGGGTTCACGAAATAAGGAGCCGCTCGTGCCCAAGCGTAGGATTGCCAAAGGTAATGCACGAAGCCTGGCCCAGAAGAGGGCCCAACAGAAGGCAGCCGAGGCGTCCGCAAGGGCACGACGCAAGCGTGGCGGAGACGAACCGTCCGCCCGACGCGCCGTAGCCCGCTTGGACACGAATAGCCCGAACAACAAGCGCGACATTGTCGCTCTCAAGGACGCCGTCAAGGGCGGCACCGCGCGCGGCAAGCTGTCGCTAGCAGCGTCTGCGAAGGTTGGTCGCGAAAACGTCATCAACGACGCCGACCGCATCGCCTACAGGGCCAGCGCGGCTGAGAGCCGTCGGCTGAAGGTCAAACTCGGCGATAACGCGCCGACGGCGGACAAGATCTTCTCCACAGCCAAGAAGATCGCCAAGATCCGTGCGGGTGGCGATGAGGTCAAGACCGCCGACATCAAGAAGGCCAGCTTGTCCCTGGACCCCGACGAGAAGACCCCCGACGTCGCCAAGAAGGTGCCGCTGAAGGACCGAAGCATCGTCGGCGAAGATCCAGATCGTATTGCTCGGCGTGACGCCGCTCGGGCTGAAAAGGCCAAGATGCAAGCAGACGATGACGCGAAGCGAGAAGCCCGTAAGAGCGATCCCGACCTGATCTCAGGACGTGAGCGCCGTAACGCGATCGGCCGAGGCGAAGCAAAGCCGCGTAAGTTGACCGACTCGCAGATCATCCGTAGCGGGTCGCAGTACAAGGACCTGGACGACGCGACGATCAAGCAGTCAATCCAGAATCTCGTGGACAAGAAGTCAAGCAAGCCGTTCGGGCAAGCAGGCGGTTTGACTTCTGGCGAGGAAGACCAGCTGAAGGGTCTCCGAGCCGAGCAGCGTCGGCGTAAGAACATGTCGGCACAGGAGAAGATGGTCGACCCGCAGAACGTAGCGCGCGCGAACAAGCGTGTGGCTGACAAGGCTGCAGGACGCGAGCACCGCAACGCGATCGGTCGTGGTGAAGCAAAGCCTCGTGGCGTAGTCGTAAAGGTCAACGGAGTGGACTTGACTCCTGCTCAGAAGAAGGCCTACGATAAAGAAATTGCAGACAGCGCCGTTAGCGGTCGGGGTAACGAGGCCGATCTCGTTGACCGCGCTCGTTCGAAGAATGGCGCAGTTCGTAAGGCTCTGATGGCCGAAGTCGCTCGACGAAGTGAATCGCGTAGCAATACCGAGGGCGAACGTCGTAAGCTGGCAGCTCAAGGTAAGGCTCAGGAGGCTGCTCGTAAAGCCGCCGAAGGTGGAGCGAAGAAGCCTGACAGCGGTAAACCTGGGGTGAAATCTCCGGCTACCCCGAAGTCCATGACGGACGCGCGTCTTCGTGACGAGATCAAGAAGGCGAAGCCGAACAGCCCCGAGCTGTACGACCTCCAGGAAGAGCTGGGCGACCGCGATAGCGCTTCTCCCCAGGAGCGCCGTAACGCCAAGGCCGCGATGCAGGCCAAGAGTGATCTCAAGCGTGAATCTCGACAGAGCGACCCGGATCTGATCTCGAGCCGAAACAGCAAAGCCAAGCGCGAACTGCAGGAAATCGAATCCAACCGGGTCCGATCGGTACGTCAGGGGCCAGTGAAGAAAGCCGCTCCGAAGGCGCGCGATGGCCTGGCTAAGGCATTGGCAGACGGCAAAGCCGGAGTGGAAATAAAGGCGACGGAGATTCAAGAGGGCGACGTCATTGATCTAATTCACGAAGTCCAATCGATAACAAAGAACAAAGACACAGGTCTTTTCGAAGTCAAGACGAAGACATTCGGGAAAGATGCATCCTACGTTTCGAACAGCGTAAAAAGGCTTTATTCAGACGAAACTGTAATTTTGAATGCCGAAGACAAAAAGAAGTCTCCAGAGGCGAAGAAAGCTCCGGCGAAGGCGCGTACCGATTCTTCGCGATCCAAAGCTCTTGACGGTACGGGTCGGAGCGGTAGGTCGGCCGAGCAGGAGGAAGCCAAGCGAGAGCTGCAGAAGGTTGAGTCCAACCGAGTCCGTTCGGTGATCTCTTCGTTGGGTGGTTCAACTGCCAGAGTCAGTCCGATGGACGACGAGAGCGACTACACCTATACCAGCGACGGCAAGGTGCAGCACAAGGAAGGCGGTTTCGTTGTCGTCTTGAACGACAAGCCGGACTTGGTGTCGCTCCGGGCGAAGCTCGAGAACAACGGCTTTGAGGTTTCGATTGACGAACCGAACAGCGCCCATCCCAAGATCGTCATCGTCCCCAAGGACGACAAGGACAAGAAATGATCAAGGCGTGGCTGACGACGATCGCCGGGCAACTGGCCGAGCGCCTCATCCCGGTGGTCGTCAATACCGTGGCTTCGTCTGTCGAGAAAGAGATCCGGGCGCGTATCCCCGAGATCATCCGCGCGGTAGTAGCCGCCGTGGCGGAAACAGCCGGACAGCTTTCGGTAGATACCGTGGACAAGGTAACCGACATCATTCCAGGCGACTTGGACGATCAGGTATTTGATAGCCTTGTCGGATCCGTCCTCGACCGTTTGGGTATCCCGCGACGTTAGGATTGGCTCATGCCGACTGTTTGGTGGATGGGCCGAGGGTCTAGCAACACGATCCGGCCCGAAGACTGGGCAGCACACGACATTGTTGCCGGCTCTGTTGTCTGGGACGCGTCTAACGGTTGGTCGGTTGACGAAGCCACGTTGACGTCCGATCAGATCGCTGTACTGGCCGCTAGCCACGATTACTTGACGGGCCAAACCGGACCACGCGCGTTTCCTTCGCCTTCACCCGGTGGAAACTTCGAAGACTTCGTCCGTTCGGCATACGCCTACTTCATCGCGATCAAGGCCATGTACGATGCCTGGCTGGCTGGAGGCGGAGGAGGACCAGGCGGTGGGCCAGAGAACACCGATGAACTTGACGAAGGTTCGACAAACCTTTACTTCACAGATGCGCGGGCTGACGCTCGAGCCGATATTCGTGCAGCGGCGGCTATTTCCAATCTCATCGGGGCAGCTCCGGCTGAGCTCGACACATGGATCGAACTCGTGTCGCAGATCAGCGCCAACGAAGACGCAATCGCCGGAATCGTCTCTTCCATCTCCGGAAAGCAAGACGCAGACGCCGACTTAACTTGGCTTGCAGGGAATTTGAGCGCTTTTGCAAGAACGTTGCTTGACGATCCTGACGCCGCAACGGCTTTGGCAACTCTTGGGGCTGTGGCTCGAACGGCAACCGCTAGTCGTATCTATGGGACAGACGCTTCTGGAGTTCAAGGTGCTTTCGCATTCGCGGGCGAAGCATCTACTCCGAATACCTTTCCGTTTCGTGGAGCCTCCGGAACCTTCCAAGTAGGCGTTCCAACTCACGCTAGCCATCCGGCACGAAAAACTGATCTTGATGCGGTGGGGAAGGTTCTATCTCGAGTTGACTATACCGGCGGTCCATCTACTGTTCAGTATTTCGAGATTGCTCGACTTCCGGCAGACAGTTCGGGCAATGCAGCCTCGGTCACCTTGAGAGGCAGGCTTGGTGGCTGGACACCATCGAGTGATGTTGCTGAATGGTCGATCTTGCTATCGAATAGGACGGTAACATACACCGGATTAACTGTCGGCTCGTCTGTCATCGTTCAGGGACCAGTATCGTTTGCAGCGGCGGACATCGAAGTCTATAGCCAGGCCGATAAGACTGCGATCATATATCTCAAGGCAACTGGATATTATGGGATCGATATGCGCGGGTCGGCAACTGGATACTCCAGTGCCGTAGGGTCAGTCAATTTCATCACAACCCCGACAACCCCGACCGGCACGAAAATCTGGGCGCTGTCTACTGCGCCGCGCTTAGAAACGAATGCCTCTGGGCAACTTGTCAATCCGCGCATAAGCCAGATTCTCGACGCCAATGGTGCTACGGCATTTGGGTTTTCGACGGTAGCGAATGCGGTGAACAGCCTGTATGCCAGCGGTAACGTTGCCGGTAGCACTCCGTTCATCAAGGCTCAAGGCTCCGATACCAATATCAACATAGCGCTTGCACCCAAGGGTAGCGGCCTAATTCGTTTGCAAGATGGTAACTGGGTTGACATTCTTCGCCTCGCTGGTGTGGCGAACGCGGTCAATCATCTCTACATCTACAACGCTGCGGCCAACGGAAGTCCGGCTATACAGGCTCTCGGCTCGGATTCCAACATAAGCATTAACCTTCAACCAAAGGGCACAGGAAGCGTTGCGGTTAACGGTGTTTCACTGGCCGACATCATTTCCCTTGCAAGCTATCTCGCCACGCTTACCGGCTCTAGTAGTCGTTTTCTGTATTACGTTGCAAGTACGAAGACGTGGGCGAATTATTCATCCACGAGCTATGGCCGGGGATTCCTGAGTCTTAATGACGCTGCCGCTGCCGCTGCATATCTGACCGATAACGCGACGAAAGCGGAAGTGACATCGCTTTCGAATTCCGTGTCGACGGCCTTGAATGGCAAGGCGGACAAGCCAACTGGCACCCCGAACGGTTCGAAGTTCTTCCGTGATGACGGCACGTGGGCATTGCCTGATACGGCATCGTCGCTGAATTACCTTGTGTGGGTAGGCAATCTCGACACCGGAGTTGGCAACTGGCCTGCAAAACCCGCCAACTCATTGCCGACGATTTGGGTCGGTGGCGTTGCGCCAGACAACTTTCCGGCTGGACACACTGCCGGGGACATGTGGTTCCCCGCGCGTGGCGATTGGTTGTCTCTAGGCCAGAGCATCGATCTGATCCAAAGCCTTACGCCTGCCCCGAACAAGATTCCATTCTATTCGGCCGCAGACGCGGCAGCGTTCTTGGATTTGAAGACGGAAACGAATCTGGCGTCGAACTCAGACACAGCAGTTCCATCACAAAAGGCTGTGAAGGCGTATGTCGATAGTCTGAAGACCTATGTTGACGGGCTGAGTCCTGTCGGGGCAAAACAGGCATACGACACGTACGCCAACATGATGGCAGCCAACCCGGCAACGCTTGGCGCTGGCTACATATGGCGCTGTAGCAACATCGACTCCGTCTACCGAAGCAATGGCACCTCATGGGTACTCGTGAGCTCTGGCGGAGGCATCGGCGGCATGGACCCGACAGCTCTTTCGGGGTGGAGTTGGGCGAATCAAGGCACCGCAACCATTACCGAAACAGACGGCAGTCTGCTTCTGACTTGCCCAGCGGTGAACGGGACCACCGATACCCTTCGTATAAGACGATTGCCAATTACCGGCGTCACGACGATTACTGGAAAGATTGACTGGCACTTAACATTAAGCAATGGCCCCGGTGCATACTTTGGTTTCACAGACGGAACTAAGTTCAAGCTCTGGGGATTCCAGATGCAGGGGTACCAGACTTTCGTTTTTATGCGTCAGAATTGGAACACGACAACGTCTATCAACGGAACCGTCAACATATCTTCCGGTGCTGCCGCCGTTTATCTTGCACAGCGCAAGTTTTGGAGAATCTTCGACACCGGAACAAATCATCTGTTCCAGCTGTCGACGAACGGTCTCGAATGGGAAACCGTCGACACAATCTCTCGAAGCGATTTCATCGCTAGCCCGAATTACTTCTGCTACGGCATGAACACGTATGGCAGCGGTTACACCGCAACGATGCGCGTTCGCCAGTTGGCTCTGACATAGGAGGTTTGAAGATGCCGCTAGTGTCAGACGGTACGTCGTGGGGTCTGCCAGAGACAGACGCCATTCGGTTGGCGAAGCTACGACCGTCGCCGATTGCCGGCGTGATACCTTCTGGCGTAACTGTTGGTGCCTTCTCTGGTACGGCCCAGGCATTCTCCGTTCTTTCCACATATCTTTGGAACGACGATCTTGCCTTCAACAAGCAAGGTCAACGTTGGGTGGGCGTGTCAGGTACGACAAGCGATGGATGTCGGAACGAGGCAACCCCAAGAACTTCGAGCGGTAGCCGATACAACCACATTATCGAAACTGAGATTCTGTATAGCGGCCAGGGCCTAGATATTGCATTCATTGGGTCTTCGTATTACGAAGTCATGGTCTATGTCGAGCGCGACGGGAGGATGTATCGTGCGATGTCGGCTCCGGTATCGGGCACCACTACCGGCCTGCGACACCTCCCCATCACTTTCAGCGCGTATTACCAAGGGCGAGTTCGAATCGTCTTGGCCGGAGCCCTTTTCGTCGGAATCAAGTGTGAAGCTTCTGCCATCGTTAAGCGCGCGCCTGATCGGATCTTCTACATCTGCGACGGATCTGAAATAGAGCCCGCTGGATTCAAGCAAGCTTCTGGAACGTCATACCTGTGCATGGGATTGACGCAGTGGATATTTGAGTTGCTTGGCATTGTTGGTGTCGCGATGAATCAACCGCAGACTGGCTTCTTCCGCAACAACGGTGCAACCGTGACTTCCGACACAGCAACAGCCAACAACGAGACAAGATTCTTCTCTCAGAGCCGAAAAGATTGGGCTGCACCGCATTTCGCTGGAAAACCTTTGTTCTATCTGGTTCTAGGATCTCGAGCCGATGGCGGAAACAGCGGCGCTACAGGAGCATCGAATGGTCCCATGGCCGTTCGGGCCAAAGCTTGCTATGACTGGATCCGGTCAATGGACCCTAGATGCAACATAGTTCAGGCGTCTGTCCTTCCGCAGGGAAGCGGTATCGGTCATGATCTCAATCTGGCTGAACAAAGCTTCGCGATAGCTGCAACATATCGTGGATATGTCATCGATGGGCTATCTTGGTTTAACGCGACGCAGAAGGTTCCTCTAATTGGAGCAGACGGCGTGAACACCAACGATCTTGGAACTCAGTTCTGGGCTTCCAAGATCTCTGAAGCTGTTCTGCAGATGAGCTTTGATTCCCTTCGTCTCCGGCGGATAAAGTGATCTACGACCGATATATCAAGCTCGGCGAAATAATGGAGAAAGTGCTGGGTACTCTTCCAGCCAGCCTGATCGCCTCTGATGTCGTTGCCGACACACGTCTTACGTTCACAAATGAAGCTAGATATCGTTGGGACGATGTCAATTTCAAGTTCAACAACATTGGGCAGAAATGGCGTGCCGATGTTCGCCCGACATTCAGCGGGCCTGACACCTACGGCGGCGTGAAGAATTGCGCGACTCCGCGTCGATACACAGCTCCAGCAGCTGGCATGCACGATCAGATGTTCGCTTCTACCGTTCAATTCGAGATCATGTTCACCGGCGATAAGCTGAGTATTGAACACAACAACTTGGGCGGCAACAACACTGGCAATCAGTATGCTGGCGAGACCACTGTGTGGGTTGAGTATGGTCCTGGCATGTGGCGGCTCGCCGATACGCCGAAGCTGACAATCCGAACTGATGGTGGGGCGAGCTTCCGAAACATCACGTTCGCGCAGACGATGGTTAACAAGCGAATGAAGATTCGGCTTGCGACCGCTGGTTTCCAATCTATTTACACAGATGGATACTCGGTCATTTCTCCAGCACCGCCAGCATATATGATGCCCCTCGACGGCGATTCATGGGTTGAGTCAACTCAGGCGCTTACCGCAGACGGCGGTGCGACACAGTACTTTTCGACAGGCATTGCACACTATGCCTACGAACGATCCTGCTTTAATATTCCAGAGCGCGGACAAGGTGCAACAGGTTTCTTCAGCAACGGCGCCACGCTTGTCACCGACGACACCGTTGGAACGGCTACAGGGTACATTCTTTTCATCGCTATCACGATAACCGGTCTGAGTCGTTGGTTCTCTGGAGGTTCCGGCGTAGACAGCCGCATGGGATGGATCACCGACGCGAACGCTCGTGTAACTTCTGCATTCGGTTCTGGATTCGTCAATTATGCCGGAGAAGACTTCGGACAGCCCCTTGGACGTCGCCCTGTGGCATCCACGATCTGGGGTACATGGAATGATAGATCTGTCGGTACGATAACTTTCGAGCAGATGTACGATCGCTCGAAATACATATACCAAACACTACACGCTCTTGATCCGTACTGCACATTCATTCATGTTTCGCCAGAACCGTTCGATGATGGCATGTTCGGCAACTTCGCCGGAGCGCCTCGTCGGGGGTCGCTGAGCCACGATCATGTGCTGGCGCAAATGAAAGCGGCGTCAGAAGTACCAAACATTCGATATATCAACGCATATGGACCAGATGATCCATGGTGGAGAGGCCAAGGCCCGGCCAACGGAGGAACCAATGGTGTTCCGATTGATTCCCAGCAAGCGCGTATCGTATCGAAAAATGATGGCATTCACTATCGTCGTGAAGGTGGAGAATACGCTGCAATGCGCATGATGGAAGCGATAGCTGAAGTTCCAGTGTTGCTTGACAGGGTGATGGGTTTGAAATGACAGCCGCAGAAGAACCCGTTTACCTCGACAAGTGGGCGATCTACGACACCGTCATCGACTACGACGTTGAGAAGCAACGAGACGTTCTGGTCTGGGATCCACACCCCGGCCAGCTGGTTATTGAAGAGTCCTGTGCTCGTCATCAAGTAGCAAGCTGCGGTCGACGCTTCGGAAAGTCTTTCTTAGGTGGAAAACGGCTGGTTCCATGGGCCTTCGTCGCGTATCATCGCAGACACTACTTGAAGCGTATCGGCAAGCGCATGGAGTACTGGATTGTCGGGCCGGAGTATTCGGACTCCGAGAAAGAGTTCCGCGTTCTCTACAACACCCTTGAGGCACTTGGCGTTCCATTCGATCGTCCAGGAACATACAACGACCCGATCGGCGGGTCGATGCACATCAGCTTGTGGGGCGGCGCATACCAAGTTCATGCTAAGTCAGCGAAATACCCCGATACGCTTGTCGGCGAAGGGCTACATGGCGTGATCCTGGCGGAAGCTGCAAAGCAGAAGCCATCCATCTGGGTCAAGTACATTCGCCCAATGCTCAACGATCACAAGGGCTGGTCACTTCACACATCAACTCCTGAGGGTAAGAACCACTTCTACGACAAGTTCGAAGACGGACAAGACCCCAATAACCCCGAATGGGAATCTTGGCGTATGCCGTCGTGGGTGAATCCTGAGGTTCACACAACCCCAACCGTAGACGCTCATGTGTCGTACTTGCAGACTCTTATGCGCGAGAATCCTGAGAAGACTTCTTGGTGGTTGGCGTCAAAGCACAACTTGCAGATTGATTCTGAGATTCTAGATCTCATGAACGACATGAGCCCGGAGGCTTTCAACCAGGAAATTGGGGCAGACTTCACGGAATACGTCGGCAAGGTATTCAAGGACTGGGACGAGGCATACCATGTAGATGACCTCGAGTTCAATCCAACTTGGGAGACCTACGCTGCGGTTGACTACGGTTTCACCAATCCAAATGTATGGCTGATCATACAAGTTGGACCATGGGACGAGATTAACGTTCTCTCCGAGATTTACGAGACCAACATGACTGCCGAGATGCTGGCGGAAGAGATCAAGCGTCGACGACGTCGTCCAGCTAACTTGATTAAGTTCTTTCCTGATCCGGCGTCTCCGGAAGACTCGCAGGTACTCTCTGATCGGCTAGGGGTGCGCTCCGCTGGCGGTACTGGTGGCGAGAAGCGTGTACGACTTGACTTGATTCGCAACGCCCTGCGACGAGGACGTACAGACGGTAGAGACCCACAGGGAACCAACTGGCGACCACAGCTGATGGTTGATCGGTCTTGTATCCATATGCGTCGTGAGATGGAAGCATACCGGTATCCTGATTCCAAGGACAAGCCGAATCCGTCTTCGCTGATCTACGAAGAGCCGCTCAAGAAAGACGACCACACCCCAGAAGCTTTGGGTCGGTTCATGATTGGATACTTTGGGGCTCGTGCGCTGATTCAAGAAGGCGTTCAAGGTGGCGCTAGAGTCAGCAAGATGGGCGTGGATATGATGGGTCGAGGTACTGGTCGTCGGACTCGCAATGCTCCGCCACCGCCGAAGGTGCTTCCCGCGCGGTATCAAGAGCTTATGCCCCATGAACCAGAGGCTTACCAGTACAAGCGAGGATTGTGGCGACCCGAAGATGAATGACGAACAGCGCATTTATCGCTCTGATGATGGGAAGATCGTCATTGCAGAACAACGGATTACGATCGTCAAGGGTATCGATGAGAACGGTGACGACGCGATAACAACGACGTTCGAGGATCTTACTTCCCGAGACGAGAGTGGGAACCCACACCTTACGCCATACTTTCCTGGGCTGACCATGCTGGGCGTGGCCAACAACGAGTTCTTCACGAAACATATGCTGGAGGAAGAGTGAACGCATGTACGTGCAGATGCTACGAGTGCCGCTATGGCGATGAGCACTGCGCTGACTGCCCGGAAGACTAGGATAGTCTCTCATGGTTAACGACGTGCGCCAGTACGGCAGCTCGAAGACGTTGCGCCCCAAGAACGCGAAGATCAGCGCTTCCAATGAGTTTGATATTGCGCGTCTTCAGACATACCGGGTCATGGAGGATCTCTATCTCAACAACAGCGAAGACTACGCCGTTGTTCTCCGAGGCAACGACGAGGAAGAGTCCCAGCGGCCCATCTACGTGCCGAACGGCGAGAAGATCGTCGAAGCCAAGATCCGCTTCCTAGGCCAGGGTCTGGAGTTCAAGTACAGCAAGACCGACGCCGGTTACGACGAGAAGCTGCAGAGCTTCCTCGACCGCGAGAACTGGGACCAGAAGTTCGCCAATCTCAAGCGCTGGAACGAGATTCGTGGCGACCACATCTTGCTCGTCGTTGGCGATGAAGAGGACGACGAAGGGGCAAAGCTGTCGATCGTTGAGATTGACCCGTCTTCGTACTTCCCGTATGAGTCGGAGAAGAATCCCGGAACCATCCTCGGCGTCTACATCGTCGACGAATACCCGAAGCCCAACGGAGAAAAGGGTGAGGTGTGCCATCGCGTCCAAAAATGGATGCACGAGTACGAGCAAGAGACCGAAAAGATCATCAAAGACTCGCCGATCAGCTACAGCGAGACCCTGTACGAAACCGGCGCGTGGGACGACAGGCCGCAGTCTTCGCTGAAGGCCGACGACATCAAGCAGTTGCAAGTTCTGACAGCCGAAGAGGATCTGCCCACACAGATCACCACGCTTCCGACCTACCACTTCCGTGGACATCCGTTGCCGAACAGTCTGTTTGGACGATCGGGCCTTGGCGGACTCGAGACGCTGATCGGCTCGGTCAATCAGACGATGACCGACGAAGAGCTGATCATGGTGTTCGGAGGCCTGGGCTTCTACTGGACGAACTCTGGTCCGCCGCGTGACGCTGCCGGAAACCCGCAACCGTGGACCATCTCGCCTCTAGCCATGGTCGAAGTAGACAACGAGAAATCCATTGGACGAGCCAATGGCGTTGCAAGCCTTGAACCTTCGCAAACCCACATGACTCGGGCCGAAGATGAGATGCAGCAAACCAAAGGCGTTCCGGACATCGCCGTTGGCGTCGTTGACGCCGCCGTGGCGGAGAGCGGCATCGCCTTGGAACTCAAGTTGGGTGCGATTCTTGGTTCTGCCCAGGAGCAGGAGCTCGAGCTCAAGTCAGTGCTCAAGCAGTTCTTCTACAATCTTGCTACACAATGGTTTCCGGCTTATGAAGGCGTGGGAATCGAAAAAGAGAGTCTGAAGGTTGAGGTTACCTTCAAAGACCCAAAGCCGGTCAACCAGGAGAAGCGCTTCAACCAGTTGATGATGCTTTGGGATGCCGGGTTGATTTCGGC